CAAGGGCAGAGCTTCTTACAACGCTGCTAACCCCGGCAAACCCGGACTCAAGGCTCCCCAGCCCGAAGGTGGTAGCCGTAGAGATTCATTCTGCGCCAGAATGACGGGCATGAAGAAGAAACTGACTTCAGCCAAAACCGCTAATGATCCTGATAGCCGCATAAACAAAAGTTTGAGAGCATGGAAATGTTGAGAGGGGGTGATCCTGTATGACCAAGTCTAAGGTGAACGCTGCTGGCAACTACACCAAGCCTGAGATGCGCAAACGTATCTTTAGCAGCGTTAAAGCCGCTGCTGTTCAGGGCACAGGCGCTGGCCAGTGGTCCGCTCGCAAAGCCCAACTAGTTGCTAAGAGGTATAAAGCCGCAGGAGGCGGGTATAAATAATGAGTAAAAATCAAACACACTATTTGCCCAACGGTAAAGTATTCAAAGGCGGGACACACAAGGCTGGTGCTACGCTAATGACAGGTGCGAAACACAGCGCGACCAGCAAAGTCTTAACGCACACGCCCCCCAAGCAGGCAAAGAAGTGAAAGCACCCCAGCAATCGCTCAAAGACTGGGGTGACCAGAAGTGGCGTACTAAGTCAGGTAAACCCTCGTCTAAAACAGGGGAAAGATACCTTCCTGAAGCTGCCATCAAAGCCCTCAGTTCGCAAGAGTATGCTGCCACTACCAAGGCCAAGAGGCAGGGTAAGGCAGCAGGTAAGCAATTTGTAGCTCAGCCAAAAAGCATCGCCAAGAAAACGGCTGGGTACAGATAATGGCCGAAAAGTGGATTCAAGGCGCAATCAAGAAGCCGGGAGCCTTGCGCTCGGCCTTGGGGGTTAAGAAAGGGGAGACTATCCCTGCCAAAACCCTTGCTACAGCAGCAAAAATGCCCGGAAAAATGGGTCAACGGGCGCGTTTAGCCCAAACTTTGAAAAAAATGAGGTGATTTATGGCTAAAATGATGGCAATGTACGGCTCGAAAAAACCCAAAAAAATGGAAAAAATGGCTCCTACAACCTATAAAAAAGCTGAAAAAAAGGAAGGAATGCAGATGATGATGGGTATGCGTGGCATGAAAACAGCTGGAAAGAAGTGAAATACCTGCGAACTGGGGCTATTCAGCCCCAATCTTGGTTGACACTTTATTTTGTGCCTGATACTGTACCCGCATGAAGGGCTTTAATACTGTAGACTTACCAGTAGCACAAGCCCTGAACCGGATGAAGTCAGTAGAAATGCGACCTCTTCTGGAGTTCTTTAAAAATTTGGATACGCAAACCAAGGATGCTCTCATACGAGCCGATAGCGACACGTTCGCCCGGCTTCAGGGACGAGCAGCCTTGTTACAAGAATTTTTGAATGCCGTCGAAACATCGACGGATGTAGTAGATAAGTTGCGATAGCAACTGCCCTTTAACTGTAGCTGACCATTACGCTAGCGCAGACCGTAAAGACGGAGCAAAAGCGGAGTTGGAGCTTAGGAGATTGATATGGCCCTACCAAAGCAAGTCGAGCAGCAACTGCGTGAAATTGAAGAAATAGAGAAACAGATGGGTGGCCCTAGCAAACCTGCTGAGGATACTGCCGCTGTGGACATTCAACAAACCGCCCCTGCCCCTGCTGAAGAGCCTATCGCATCGGAACCGGAAGTCAAAGCACCAGAAGTAAAAACCACTAGCGACTGGGAACATAAGTACCGGACGTTAGAAGGAAAGTACAGTGCCGAAGTACCTCGCCTGCACCAGCAGAACAAAGAGCTAGCTACAACGCTCCAGTCTCTGCAGGAAAGAGTAGAGTTGCTAGATGCGGCTGCGCCTTCCACTTCTGATGATGATCGGTTGGTTTCCGATAAGGATGTTGAAGAATACGGTCAAGATTTGATTGATGTGCAACGCCGTGTAGCCCGTGAAGTTCTGTCTTCGGAACTTAAGGCGCGAGACGTGAAGATTGCTCAGTTGGAGAAGGCGCTCACTAAGACTGGTGGAGATGTAGCTACCATGTCGTTTGAGCAAAGGTTGGCGATGGAAGTCCCAGACTTTGCTGCCATAAACGCAGACCCAGCGTGGATTGCGTGGTTGGACGAGACCGATCCCTATACTGGCGAACCACGACGCGCTTTTGCAGAATTTGCGTACAACAACGGCGATATCTCAAAGATTAGGAAGGTAGTGGACTTTTATAAAACCAACACCAACCAAACCCCTGAAGATGCCGTGCGTCAACAGCGACAGACCGAACTTGAACGTCAGATCACGCCGACTCGTGCAAATACCGCCCCGTCGACTGCCTCATCTGTTAAAGACCGCATCTACACAGAAGCTGTGATGACGCGGGAATTTAACAAAGTGAAGGAGTTGAATTTGGTTGGTAAGTACGAAGACGCAGCTAAGCTTGAAAATGAACTGAGTGAAGCTTACATGCAGGGTCGCGTTCGCGGCTAAGTGCATGGAGGTAAGCTCGGAGCAACCAACCCCACTTACCTCTTAGGAGTATTTCCATGGCTATTCTTACCCCAGCCGCCCCGTTTCTGACCAGTCCGCTTCAGTCCACAGTTTTCAATCCGATGCTGTGGAGCAAAAAACTCAACGCCAAGTACTACGTAGATAACCAGCTTACCGAAATCGTCAACACCAGTTGGGAAGGCGAGATCAAAAATCAGGGCGACACCGTGCGTATCCGGACTGCCCCGACGCTGACTATCTCCGACTATGTTATTGGCGGAAGTCTGCAGTACGAAGTGCCGACCCCGGTCTTCCAAGACATGCAGATCGAAAAGGCCAAGTCGTTTGCGTTCCAGTGCAACGACGTTCAGGAAGCGCAATCCGACCTGAACCTCTTGAATATGTACATGGAAGATGCGTCCAAGCAGCTGAAAATCTCTATCACTGACGAGACGTACTACAACACGTTCATCGGCGCTACTCCGAACACGGCCAGTACTACTGCGGCTAACACCCGTACCTGCGCTGCTGAAAACCAAGGCGCTACCGCTGGTGTGAAGTCGGCCATTCTGAACCTTGGTACTGATCTGGTGCCGATTGATGCGACCACCTCTTCGGCTAACCTGCTGACCCTGATCTTGAACATGGGCGCTGTGTTGGACGAGCAAAACGTGCCGGAAACTGGCCGTTGGCTGCTTATGTCCCCGTACGACCGTCAGCTGTTGATGACGACCACCCTTGCTCAAGCCTACTTCACTGGTGACCAACATTCTATCGTTCGCACCGGCAAGGTTGGCATGATCGACCGCTTTACCGTCTACGTCAGCAACATGCTGCCACGTGGTGGTACTGGCAAAGGCTGGGTCTCGGGTCAATCGGCTCTGTCTACTGGCGGAACGATGACCAGCGCGCTTAACCGCCGTTGCGTCATTGCCGGTACGAAAGACGCGATCAGCTTTGCCAGCCAAGTCAACAAGACCGAGCAAGTACGCAACCCGTCGGACTTTGGTGACTTCATCCGTGGCTTGAACGTGTATGGCCGCAAGGTCGTCAAGCCCGAAGCTCTGGCTCTCGGCGTCGTCAAGTAATACCTAGGAGGGGGGCGGTCGCCCCTCTCCACCCATCTAATTTAGGAGAAATACATTATGGCTTCTTCAGGTCTTACTCTAGACGTAGGCGGTTACTCTACTGGTCTTACCGCACTTGCTGGCGGCGCGGCTCCCACACTGGCGGCTAACACCATGTCCTCGGGTGTCAACGTCATTAGCACCTGTGCTACTACCGGTGATAGCGCAATTCTTCCCGCTTCGCAGCCGCAGGGCGCTCGGGTCACTGTCGTCAACACTGTAGCAACCGTAACCGTTGATATGTACCCAAATACTGGTGGGACTATCAACGGCGGTACTGTTACTACTGGCCAACGCGGTATTGCCACCCAGACCGGCGCTACCTTTGTTCAGGTTGGTACCGACGGCCTGACGTGGGTTGCGGATAACACCATCGCTGCTGCTACGTAATTGTTGTAGTTAGGGGAGGGGGCCACAAGCCTCCTCCTTCCCCTATTTGGAGCCGCTATGATTACTAGTATTTACCGTGAGCTTTTAATCACTCGCCCTGCTAATACTACGGCATACACGGCGGGGGACGTTGTTGGCCCGTCTACTGCTACGGGTGGTGGAGTCTTAACATTCAGCAGCACTGGCGAGGGTAGCCTGCTATTTAAAATCCTAAGCACTGAATATCGTTCTGATCTGGCGGCTGTACCAGCCAGCATGACTTCATTCCGTTTACATCTGTATAGCGCCACTCCTCCCAGTGCATATGCCGATAATGCGGTGTGGGATTTGCCCGCAGGGGATCGTACTGCGTATATGGGATACCTTGATCTTGGCACTCCGGTTGATCTGGGTTCCACTCTTTACGTCAAAACTAATGGTATTAACCAAGGTTTTGCACTTCCCCAAGGTGGTACATTCTTCGGGTATTTAGTGACTGCTGGTGGGTACACACCGACCAGTGCCGAGACGTCCTTTATCCGCATCTACGCAGAAGGCATTTAAGAAGCATGGCCGCTACGCTCAGCCAGTTCTACCCGTGGGTAGCCGTCGACTGTCCGGAGGTTCCAGTTCCTCTGATGGACGACGCTATTCGCCGTGGCGCTAGGGAGTTTGCCAAGATTTCCTACGCCTTGGTGCAGGATGTATCGCTGCCAATGGTTGTATCAACTACCGACTACGCCCTTACATTGACAGCCGGAACGGAACTGTTGTCAATTGTTAGTGTCAACCGCCCTACTAGCCCTACGTCTACCGCTATTGTGTTTCTTGAAGCAAAGTCTCAAGCTGACATAGATAAGCAGGTTGTGGCCACCGGTCCTCCTAATCTGTACGCGGTTCTGGAGACGTACCCACTGTCTCTTCGGTTCTATCCTACGCCTACAGCGGTAGAGACTTTCTTGATTAAAACAGTTGTAATGCCGACCACTACTGTAACTTCTGTGGACGATAAGCTGTTTGGGTGGTACGTAGAGGGTGTAACGGCTTATGCTAAGTTCTGGTTAATGATCCAACCAAATAAAGCATGGAGTAATCCCGATGGGGCGGCGTTTGCGTACCGCCAGTTCGACGGACGTGTAGCTGACGCTCGTATTAGGCAGCAACGATTCCGGGCTGAACTGCCCGTGCAAGTCCAGATGCAGCCTTTCTCTTAGGAGTCGTTATGGCGCTTCAATATTCAGTAACACTACGTAATAACCAGCTCGATCAAACCGAAAGTACGGCAGGTGCTTCGGCTGTCCTACGTTTGTACTCGGGGTCTGTTCCCGCAACGACTGCAACCGCTACTAGCGGCACGATGCTGTTAAGCATAACGCTACCATCAGACTGGATGGCAGCGGCGGCAAGTGGGTCTAAGGCTAAAACCGGCACTTGGTCTGGTACGGGGGACGCCGGGGCTGGTACCGGCACAGCAGCTGGGTACTGGCGATTGTGGGAGTCGACTATATCTACTTGCCACATTCAAGGGACTGTTACGGTTACAGGCGGCGGCGGCGACCTAACGTTGGATAACACCAGCATTGCGTCGGCTCAGACCGTGGTCATCAACACCTTTACCTTGACCGCTGGTAACGCGTAGTGTCTTTTGGAGCCGTTAACGGAACTGCCGTAAATGCCGTTGGGGTAAACGGCTCTGACTCTGTTCGGTATGGGGCCCTAGCTCAGACGCAGGCCGACAACGCAATTGTGTTTGCAGGTGCGGTTGGTATTGTTGGGGCCCTCACTAAGACACAGACCGCAGATGCACTCTCGTTCGCGGGCACGGCAGGCATTGTTGGAGACCTTACCAAGACGCAGATTAGCGACCTTCTAGCTGCAACTGCGGGTTCTACATTGTCCGGGGCGGTGCTGATAACTCAAGCTAACAACACGTTGACGTATGATATAACTGAGGGGATGCAGTGGTACGAGCACACACGGGATGACGGCGCACTCTCTGCCCACTCTGGAAATAACCCGCTTACCCCGCATACGGGCAGCTCACCATTGATCGTCCACTGACATGACACCTCAAGACATCATCACCTCGGCTCGGTATATTCTTAACGATACCAGTGCAACATCTCCTCGCCAGTCGGATGCCGAGCTAGTGGCCTATGTAAACGACGGTCTTAGAGAAGCCCTGATTTTACGTCCAGAACTTTTCTCTACCATCGGGGACTACACCTGCATAGTTAGCCAGAGTGAGCAGACCGTATCGTTTGTCGATGCTGTGACGCTACTTGAGGTTCTGTGCATACACAACGGAAGCTCTGTAACGCCGTTTGATTTTGCGTCTATGAGTACGTTTAACCCCGGCTGGAGAACGGATACTGCCGGAGCCGCTCAACAGTATTGTAAGTTTGCTACCGACCCGCTTAAATTTTTTCTGTACCCAAAAGCACCCGCTACTGCCCAGATACTAGACGTAAGGTATGTACGGAACCCCTCGGTAGTTGCGTTGACAGATACTATAGCCGACCTTCCTGTAACATACCAACCTGCTCTGGTGGACTATCTTGTGTACCGCGCCGAATCTAAAGACTCGGAAAGTGTGCTAAGCCAACGGTCTGCCGCTTTCCAGCAGTCATTTATAGCAAAGATGAAAGGGTAATTTATGGCTGCCTATGTAGTTACTAATAACGCCTTCTCTACTCTCGCTAGCGGCATTGCTAGCGGGGATACCACCCTTACTGTGGGCGCGGGGCACGGGGCGCGTTTCCCTTCTATCTCTGGCGGAGATTTTACGTTTATCACGCTCCAGAACTCCAGCAACGCCATTGAGATTGTTAAGGTCACGGCCCGGTCTACGGACACTTTTACCATCGTGCGGGCGCAAGAGGGCACCACAGCAGCGGCGTGGGCGGCTGCGGATACGGTTGAACTGAGGTTTACCGCTGGCGTTGTAACTACGATTAACGGCACGCAGACCCTTACCAACAAGACGTTGACCGCGCCCGCGATTGGTACACCCGCTTCAGGTGTTGCTACAAACTTGACTGGTCTACCCCTCACGACCGGGGTTACAGGAACACTTCCTATAGCTAATGGCGGTACCGGAGCAACCACTGCAGCAGCAGCACTAACCAGCCTTGGCGCACTCACCACAGGCAAAGCAGTGGCTATTGCGATGATTTTTGGATTCTAAGGAGTAGTCATGGCAAACCCTAATATTGTCAACGTAACAGTCATTAACGGCAACACGGCGTATCTGCTGCCATCTGGCACAAGTGCTGTAGCGACTTGGACGCACAACGGCACGACTGCTCTGACTGGTCTGACTCCAGCTTCGGGAACGGTCAATAAGATCGACAGCATCGTCGTGTCGAACACTACAGGCTCTGCGGCAGCAACTTCGGTTGCCATAGCAAACAACGCGACCTTTGCAAGTGGTACGGCTTTCTATATTGCCTACCAGATCAGCGTACCTGCTAATGCCTCACTGATTGTT